TCCTCAGGATCAACACTATTATAACCTCTAGGCCAACCCCCGAAATTATTACCGGGTGTTTCAACTGTTATTAGTAAATCAGATTGGTATGATTTTACTTTATTTATACAATCTGCCTGACCTTGACGCCACTGTCTTGATAATTCAACAGATTGTCCACCATTATGTGCAACATGTTCTGAATCTAAAGGATCCCAGTGATTATTACAATCATCTTCATCCTCATTGCCATCCATATCTGTACCTGCTTTTTTCGGACGATTTAAAACTACATCAAAATAAATATGTACTTTACCTGGGTTAGAAATAATTGGATCCATATGTTTTTCTTTAACAAATGTTGCAAACCATTCAGGATAAGAAAAATAGTCTGGTGCAGGGCCTACAGCATATTCTGTTATATTTGTATTATAAGTATTTGGCCACGTAGAATATTTATTAGCATCTGTAAAAGTTTGAGTAGTAAAAGCTATAGGTTTATAAACCCAACCATCAGATCCATTAGGTCCAGTCATAGAATCTAAAAAATCTGCCTTAATTTGACTAGCACCTGTGAGACCCGATTCCATAACATTAACATAATCATAAATAATAAGATTAGGATTTCTAGTTAATAAGTCATCAACGATTGCATCTCTTGATAACCAACCATTAGTACCCCCTGGATCTCCCGGATAGTCAGCTGCACTACTACTATCCCAAGGTCCATTATAAAACATTCCAAGCATAACTCCATCGTGTGCTGCTATATGTTCACGATCATATTCCCCATCTGAGTTATCTTCCCCATATACACGACTATTATGGCGTAAAGAACCTACCCTAGGGAATGCTGATCCTTCTGGTGCGATAGTTATATTAAAAGCGTTGCTATCCGTAGTATCTTCTCCATCGTCTAAAGTTATAATATGTCCAGAAGTAACATCTGGTCCGGCTATTCCATTATATGCTAATATACCCGTAAATGCAGTCCAAGTTACACCTGTAGGTAAAGCTACTGTTCCTGTATTCATTGAAAAAGTAATTGGGTCAGAATCAGGATCACTAGTGATATCATTCATATTATAATCTGATGATATACCCTCTGAAAAATAAATTAAAGGTTGAGAGTCCCAAACTGGAGGATTATTAGTAGGTGGCTCACCACCTTTAAGTAAAACTGTACTAGTTGCAGAACGAGGTATAATTCTCACTATTATCCTTCTTCAAGAGAAAAAGGCGCGAAGAAAAATTCCCCCGCGCTTCTTTATTCTTATGGTGATTCGTCAGCGTAATAAGCTACAGTTAATTCATTAGTTGCTGCAGGATCTGGTGCTGTACCAGTATATGGTAGAGCATTAAACGCAATGTCTACAGATACCACATCTTCAATATTAATTACTGGAATAACTAAATGCGCACCAGACATCAATAATTGTACAACTGGTGTATCGTATGGTGAAGCTGGGGCTACACCACCTACATTAATTGTAAGTTCAAAATCTGTTGGATCTGCACCAGATGCTGAATTAGAATGAGTAATAATATCATTCATTAAAGCACCTGTATCTGTTACACCTACCCCAGTTTTAAGGTAAGCAGTCATATTACCACTAATTACTCTTTGTCCTGTAAAATGACCACAAGGGCTATTTACAACACCTAAAGCTTCAGGTGTTAAGAACGTAATATTATTAGCAACCGTTAAACTACCACCCGTTAAGGCTAGAGTATAAGTTTGTCCATAATCTGTTCCGGATTTACCTACTAATGTAACTGTTGATAATTTATTTCTAATACAAGCTTGTACACCTGTAGGTGCTGCTAAATACCCTTCTGTACCGTCTGGAAAAGCTGAATCTAACCAATCATCAGTTGCGCCATCAGTAAGCATATTAGTTAATACAATTTGATCTGTACTACTAGTTACTTCTGTTACATTTGTACCAAAACCAGTCCAAGTAATAGAAGCGATAGCATCGATAGCAAAATCAACTTCAGCAGTATCTACTACTGCTCCTACAATATGATACCATACTGGATCAGTACTAGTACCTAGATTGAATACTAATGATAGTTGTAACAATTCGTTAGTGTTAGAATCATCAAAATCAATCGCTAAACCTCCAGCAGTTCCTTCACCCCTAGTAGTTGCAGTACCGTCTGCATTTGTTGTAATAGTACTATCGGGTGAAGCTGCGAGTGCCTCCCACAAAATTCTTTCTACAGCGTCTACTTCTGTATTCAACGTGTTAAAGCGTGGGCGTATGTATGCTTGTAAGCTCCAATCTACTGGCTCGATAGCAGTAGTGAAAACTTGTTGTCCTCTAACAGGTGTTTCGCCAGCCTCACTGATCTCAATCTCTGTTGTAGCAGTATTAGCTGTAAATGAAAACCCATCAAGAACAGGCACTTCCCAAGTATTAGCGTTAGTCATAGCTGCAATTGTTTGGCTAGTTGTAACGTATAGCTTGGCGTTTCTACTTAAACTAAATGCCATTTATATATCTCCTCGTGTTATACTTCATATCTTACCTCTAGAGTAATTTCTCCTACCCCTAGAGGATTTAATAAACCTTCATCGTCCGATATAGATAATATTCTAACGTCAGTACTAAGGTCATTACCATCTACTATAAGATCATTATTACCATCTAGTATCGCTTCGATGTCTTCAAAAACTTCTTCTAATCTGTCATGAGCATTTTCGTCTTCTACATAAATTCTTATATTTACAGTAAGAAACGCCCATTTAAAATCTCCAGGTAAATATTCTCTAGTTTCTCCACCTGTATATACGCATATAGTTGGATAATCAGTAACTTCATCCCAGAACACCTGTTTAGCTTTTACATTTTCAAATATATTAGTAACATAGGGACTTTCCCCTGTTAAGTTTAATCTAAATAATTCGGCTATTGCTGTTACTATTTGTTGTCTTTTATTAGCCACTTAATGTTACCTTAACTCGTCTTAATTTAGCTATTTTCTGTTCCTGCAAAATTTGTCTAATACTTCTCCCAAAAATTCTTGCAGGATTTCTACCTGGTGTAGCCATTGCAGTATTTCCAGGTTCAAATACTCCATAAGGCTTTCTCATATACTTAACTGCAGCATTTATTGCACCTTTTTCACTAGAAGGTAATAGATTTTTTACTTTTGCTGACCTTGCGAATCTACCAGTTCTATAATTAAGTATTTTCTTAGATCTGCCTTTCCCCATATTTTCTTTAATTTGATCATGTAAAAGATTATTTATAAGATCTATAACAGTTCTGTAATCAGTTTCTGATTTTGTACTACCTGCACGTTGTTGTTCTTTTACATTAATTTTTACTCTTTTAGATGGAATATTACTAATAGCTATATTTTCAGTTATTTTTTGAGAAACTTTAGCTTTAGTTTTATACCTTTTATTATTCTTTCTCTTATCTAAAAAATGAGATTCTATTAAATCTATTAACAAATCTTCCGGACTAGGACTACCTTCTAGTTTATATATATTCTCTGCTAAATCTCTTACTACTATATTTAATTTCTTCTGTGCTTCTGATCCAGTAATACCCCCGGTAAATCTATTATTTACAAAAGATTCTGGAATTAAAAGGGTTAACTTTCCCGCTACATTATCCTGTCTATACACCCTTTCCCAAACAGCTTCAATATCTGCTTTAATAGTAGCTGTGACAAGTTCTTGTAATTCTGGTTCTAGATCTGCTAAATTAGCACCTAAAGTTAAATTATTTAAATGATGAACTACATCGTGGGGATCCGATAATAAACCTGCTGCACCCGTAGCCTTAGCCCCAAATACATGTCCTATATCTATTCCCTGCCAAGGTTTAGTATCTAATCCCTCAATTCCTTTATAAAACTTATCTCTGGCTCTACGACGTCTTTGTTGTACTATAGTACCTTTTGCAGGCTCTCCAGTTTCAGCAGTATAAGCTGCATTCACTTCATTTTCTATTTTATTTAATTCATCTATAAATTTTTGATCTGGAGAAACATATATTCTAGTAACATCACTAAAATCAGTTCTACCTTGTATTCTTCTAATTGTTGGTTTTACTATTCCATCACTAAAAGAAGTGTAAAAATCCCCCTTTTTGCCCCTATAATATAAAATACGCTTTTTATCATCAAAACCAACAGCAATTTCTTCACTATATAAAAATTCTGGGGGTAATTTAGTACCATTTACCTTGTATGTTTTATGTTTAGAAGCAGTAGTCTTTAATTCTCTCCAATAATCTGTAGATATTTCTCTAGCAATACCTCTTATTTCTGAGGAAGTAATATGCCCTCTATCTAATTGTACTTTAAAAGGTGATTCAGGACGTAATATTTCCTTTAATATTACTCGTGAGTTTACTATATAACCTTGTGTTCGTTGATTTAATGCATTACGTACAGGATCTTTTTTAGAACCTTTAGCCTCTACTTGTTTAATAAAAGTTCTTAAAGCATTTTTTAATTCACTTGTAGCCATTATGGACTATACCTGTATAAATCTAATATTCTTCTAATGTGTGGAGGAAAACTATTCGCAGTATATGGTAGCGGATTATCTATAGTAGCCCCCAGCATACTTTGTGTAGGTTTATTCTCTCCAGATTCATAATAATGTACTAAATCAATAACACATAATTTTAAATCTTCTGGTATATTATCTTCTGTATAACCGGCAGTATATGTTATTTCTAAACTTCTATACGGTACATTATAAGAATCAATAAAATTATTAATAACTTGTGTAGTAAATACTGAACCCTCTTCTAAATCTACAAAGTATCCCGCTGTAGCTGAATCACCCTCTACTACATTAGATTGTGTAACTCCTCCATCCGGAGAAATTTGTACAAGTTCTACAGAAATAACTGGAAATTCTTTTAAATAAACTTTATGAGTTTGACCATCGTGCCACTCTACTTTAGCATTTTGTACTGTTGAATAAGTTGTAAATTGTCTATTACAATACTTTTCTATAAGCGCACTAACCTGAGTAATGAGAGTTTGGATTTTTCCATCTCTATCAGTACTTTGGATAGTTTTTGCTTCTTTATAACAATCTAAATCTATTAAATCTACCATAATATTCCTACACAGTAAAGAGTGGGGGAGGATTCCCCCACTCTTTCAACAATATAAACCGTATCAATTATGATGCGATTTGTAGATTAACTGTAGCTTCACCAGTAATAATGTCGTTGAACGCAAATCTACGACTAGAAACGATTACACGTTTCTGGTTGATGATGTCACGATCAGCTTCAGTCATGATTCCGCGTAGTTCACCCTTTAAGAAGTTACTTGTACGTACCATGATACCTAAAGTTGTTCCAACTGTACCAGCTGTTATAGCTGTATTATCAAACATTTGAGAAACAAGTACTTTAACACCAAAGATACTACCAACTTCACCTGTATGAACAGTAGCTTTAGGACCGTATGTATTAACTGTCTTAAAGTTATCTAGAGTCATTAGGCCATAGTAAAGGTCGTGTGATACTAAGAATGTTAATTGACTAGAATCTAGACCGTAAAGAACTAGATTTCTACGTAATGTTGCTACTACGTCTTCAGTTAAGTTAGCTTCCCAACCTATGCCACCAGCGATTGTTACATCAGTAGTTGACGCACCACGTCCTTCTAATCCTAAAACAGGATCAAAAGAAGCAGTTGTTAGGACACCACCACCACGTAAGAAGGCTAGATCAGATGCGCGAGCCATTCTACGAGCTACAGCATCATTAATAATTGGAGCAAGAGCTACAATACTATCTTCTTCTTCTTCATAACCGATGTATTCACGTGTTGCAAGCTTGTGGGCAATTAACACTTGTTCATCGATTTGATGGTTTTGAGCTGTACCAGTTGAGGTATCACTACCATCACCAGTTTCAGCCCATGGAGCTGTATCTGAACGGTAGGCACTACTATGTACCCAAGTAGCATCACCAGCTTCTGGATTGATTGGCATGTTAAGGGTAGGCGTATTCATTGGAATACTTGAGAATAGGGGCTCTACAACTAACTGTTCTCTCATAGCATTTTGTACGCGAGTACTATACTCATCTTCCCATTCACCTGTTACACCTGAATCCCAGTGTTCCATGTTAGATTTCTTAACATAGTCTTTGAATGTTTTAGTTTCTTCGATCTTGCAACCGAAAACTTTAGATGCATACATCATACCATCTTTAACATAATCAGGAATAGCATCAAAAGGACTCTTTGCCCCTTCAGTGTATTTCATCTTATTGTCTTTTTCAGCAGCAAATGCTTTTTCAAGTTCACCACTTTCATGTTGCTCCTTAAGAGCATCTTTAATGCCGACTAGTGCTTCGGACGTAAGTTTGTCCTTTTCAGCTAGTTCTTCACGTAAATCTTTAATTAAACGATCAGCGGCTGTTTTGGCAGTAGCTTCGATTCTTTCAGCTTCATCTTTAGCTGCTTTTTCTGCTTCTTCGCGTTCTAATTCTTCGGCTTTTAGGTCACCCTTAATTTTTGAAGTAATTTGATCCGCTAGAGCAGCAATATCGACAGGCTGTGCTACCTCTTTCTTTCTTTCATCTACCATTAAAGTCTCCTCACTTTCTGACTTGATAAATTGATTTCTAAACTCTTTGTAATCTTCAGGATTAGAAAAGTTTTTCTCTATACTGAAAAGTGCGTTTTGATTAGCAGGTATAGAAACTACGCTAACCTCATAAAGCTCTAACTCCTTAATCATAAAAATCCCAGACTTAGGATCGAAGTCGGCGTCTTTAATCATAAAACCAACACTAAAAGCGGAAAGAATTTCCTCTTTAATTAATTCTATAATTTTACCTGCTGATTTGCTAATTTTAGCTGTTATTGATAGTCCATTATCAACCACTTCATGAGCTATGGTTTTACCAATTGGCTGGGCCGGATCATGAAATGCTAAAACAATAGGATTCTTCAAGTAGTTAGCCAAAGCATCTCTTTTAGTCCAGGCATCTGATGCTATAATATCACCGGAGCGATCTTCATCATTAGTACTGGCTAAACCTGAGATGGTAAGCTCTTCTTCATCCCCTTCATCACTTTTAGTAGTGAAAGGCACGCAGAGTTTCAGAACTTTGTCTTTAGTTAGCATATATTTTTTCCTCGATTAAATTAATCGTCTTCATTCGCGGGGTCATCATCCTCTTTTTCAGGTGCTCCCCCTTGAGATGGGTCTGTCGCGCTACCTGCAACGTTAGCTGGAATTCTGAGTTTATCAGATTCTCCATCTTTCATAGGTTCGAGTCTTAACTCGATACGCGCTTCATCCGCGGTCATAATCCCCGCGTTAACTAATCCTGTAAAATACTGTGCCGCATCTCTTAACTCAGGTCTTAAAGCTCTCACTTTAGCAACCTCTGGTTCCATATCATAAGCAAAAAATCGCTCATAGGAACTAATAAGTTTAGAAACAAGCGGTAGAACTGTCATTTCGTAAAATAGCTGTATATTTGGTCTTAAATTTGCATTATTGCCAGAATTTAAAAGTACTGGGGGTACACCCAAAGCTTTTAAAATCTTTGTTTCGTGTGATTCTACAGAGGCTTCAAAATCTAATTCATTAATCTTAGTAGTACTAAGTGGATTAACTTTTAAATCTCCATCTAGGATCATAGGACTACGCCCACCATCTCTAGGATTATATCTTTGACGCCATACTTGTAGCATTTTATCTTTAATCTTTGCACTAAGAATATTAGGTGTTTGAATAATCAAACCTGGAATGGCTCCATTATCAAAAAAGTTCTCTTGAAAATCTAACATACTTCTTAATATAAGTATAGTACCCTTAGTACAGAATAATCTGGATCTACCTTCATACTCAGAATCAGCGTTGTTATCCTTAGTATGGATAATCTCATGTGGATAAAACTTAATGTCCTTTTCGAACTCGTAATGACTTACCTTATTTTTACTATGTGTAACAATTGTCATTAATCTAGCAGGTAAATAATATAAATTAATACCATCCCAATATTGATAACAATTACCTGTTAAAATAAAATCCATTACTAATTCACGTCTAAATGAACTTACATCTTCATTATTATTAGGACGAAAATTTAATATAGTAGACAAAGTTTTTCTTCTTTGTCTACCCCCTTCATGTACAGGTTTAGTGGGTAAACTTTCAGTGATGTTTACATCAACTTCAATAGCTGAATCAACGATCATATCTACACCACGACGTACTACTTCTATATGGTCGTAACTTCGTTCAAAAAAGAATCTACTTCTTTCACTAGAGCGAGAATTACCCTCTACTCTTTGAATTGCGGGTTGCCCACGGTGTTTCCACGCGTATTGCAATCTTCTTAAATAATTCATATATTATGTATAGTGTTATCTTTCAAAACTCTTATTTTTCCTAGATAACCTATTACTACTCCTTCGTCGTTAGTCATTTTATAACTTACCCCCTTGACAGGTATTATTTTGCCAGAGGGTGTTTCAAATCTAAAATTAAGGCTGAGTTCTCTGTCATCGTCTACCGCATCGTACCAGGCTGAAGTAACGTGTTCTCTGTCTTTTTGGTATACACAGTTGTGCCAACCGTGTCCAAGAATTTCAGAGGTTTCACGTTCTACTAGTCTAGTATATGTACGGTTTACGCGAGTACAGTTTCCGTCTGCATCGGTTTCGAAGTGAGCTTCGTCTGCGTCGGCTAGGTAAGCTCTTAACCTTTCTCCTACGAATGTAAGGCCGTGATCTATTCTATCGATCTTATCTTTAATGGATGTTCCACCGTTTGGTCTCATTTCCTCAAAGATTTTATCAATTTTTTCTATTGCTGCATAGTAGTGAGTTACTGCTTTTAACATGGGTTTAATCGCCTTCCTGTATATCACTATCAGGGAACTAACTATTGCACTTACAGCAGCAAGATAAATAGCGTAATCTTGTATTATCCCGCCCCAGAATCCTTCTGACATTGTTTCTCCCTTTGTTTGTCGAGCCAGCGTTCTTGTTTAGGGGCTGTCGACAACGCAGGGCGTTGACCGTAGACAGTGTGCAGGCGCTGGTGGCATTTTTTACATAGAGTTCTTGCGTATTCATACATTTCATACAAATGACTCTCTATAAAGTCATCGCGTACTGCAATAATATCCTCTACAGTATCAATAGCTATCTTGTTGGTTTTTAACCAATCATCAAATAAAATATCCACAGTATATAGATGGTGAAAATCTAATGACCCACCAACTCCACAAACGTAACACAGAGCCGCCTTATCGTAGCGGCTCTTAGCTCTGTCGCGCACATACTTTATTGGAATTCTTTTAAGTGTTGACATAACAGTTATAAATGTTGTATTTTGATTTTTTCTTTATATTATAATCATTCTGACATATTTTAGGCATCGTGTCAAGAAGTATTTTTAGTTTAGGTCTACAGAAATTTTACTAATCTTCAAGTGAAGCTAGTAAAAGCCATAGTAATAAGAAAGCGAATAGTCCCCAACCCCCTACCCAGGTATACACACTTGTAATTATTAACCACATAACTACAACTGCACCTATGGCTAGTAGGCATCCATTCATTCTTTAACACATCTACTAGAAAGGACTAATTCTCCTCCGACATAAGTACATTCATTAAATGGTACGTAATTTGAAGATTTACCACCGAATTCAAATCCAAAACTAGCCTTGCCAACATTTTCACCATTAGCAGTTCCTAATCCGAAAGTGAAAGCTTGTCCATCTTCATTTTTGAAAGCATAACCTATACCTATTCCAGTCATACCAGATACACTACTAATACCAAAGGTAATTCGTGAAGGTTGATCTTGTGGTAGGTGAATTTGTAGTGCTTCAGTTGCAGCAATATATTTACTATATCTTTCTTCAAAGTAATGAAATTCTTTAATCCATTCAGTAGGAACTTTACCATCTATACCATTAAGTCCAGCTAACCCACGTTCACCCGGTGGTCCTTGTTCCCCTTGAGGACCCTGTGGTCCCATAGGTCCAGTTTCACCTTGCTCACCACGAGGTCCACGATCTCCCTGTTCTCCCTGTTCACCTTGTGGTCCAACTTCACCACAACCAATTTCTACAAAGCGAGGATGATCGCAATCTTTACTACCACCGGTAGCAAAAGCTAAGCCTGGCAATAACAATAATAAATATAGTAGTTTCATGTAATTCCTCCCATCGAGCGTTCATAAGTATAAATCGCATATCTAATAGCATCTGCACAGTGCGATGCTCTGTTGTGTTCAGGTTTTTGAGTTTCTATGTTCCAAACTCCCTCTTCAACTTTACCCTTCCATTTATAGTTGCGCAAAGCATAAATTGATTCCACACATTCATCATGTACAATCAGTCTATTATTATCCACTACGGCACCAACGGCGCCGATTCCGTCTTGTAAACTCTTGATTGCAGCTACAGTTGAAATATCATAAGTAGACGCTAGATCATATCGAGTCTGAGCTGCAGCAGAATCGCAGAATATATAGTCAAGATCCCAACGCAAAACGCGTGATTGAATCTCTTCAGCATGTCGAGCAGTAGTGCGCTCAGTCGCTACATATTCATCTATTAAGTAGTATAT